ACTCCGTTTGCATACCCGCAAAATCGACAGGGGGAGTCGCATGATGCTTGATGGCGTCGATGTGGCAGGGCTGAATCTCGCAGCCATCGACGCTGCCGACTTCGCTGACCTGGGCGACTTCGCCGCCGATGCGCAGCCGCCAGCGCGCAGCCGCAAGCAGCGCCTGTCCGAGGCCCGCGCCGTGCGCACCCGCAACCGCATCAGCCTGCGCCGCGCCAAGAGCGAAGCCAAGCTGCGCGAACTGCTACCGCCGTTCATCGAAAACGGCGACACCTGGCATGTCATCAGCAGCGGCGATGTTGACAGCCTCAGCTTTCTGCAGCACCTGATGTCCTCTGAGCGGTGGGATTACCTGCTGATCAGCACGTGGTGCATGGCCATGCAAGACGTTGAGCAAATCGCCGCCTGGCTGGCCTGCGGCGATCTGCGCTGGCTCGACGCCTATACCGGCGAAATTCTGCCCAGTCAATACCCAACCGTTCATGAAGCACTGTGCGCTGCCGTGCGCAAACACCAAGGCCGTGTTGCCACCTTCCGCAACCACTCCAAAGTGACGTTGCTGGGCAACCGCGAAGCCGGCCGCTTCGTCGTCATCGAGTCCAGCGCCAACCTGAACACCAACCCACGCACTGAACAGACCGCTGTAACCGCCGACGCCAGCCTGTTCCATTTCTACGCCGACTACTTTGACGGCATCCAGTCGTTTAACGACAACTTCAGCAACTGGGCGCCGTGGCGCCAAGCTGCACAGCAGGTGCAGTGATGGGTCGTCCAGCAACACCAACGGCGCTGAAGCTGGTGAACGGCAACCCCGGCAAGCGGGCGCTGAACGGCAAAGAGCCCGAGCCCGATCTGCTGCAAGACCTGGCGCCGCCGCCTCACCTGCCCGCGCCGGTAGCCGCTGTGTGGAACCAGCTCGCCCCCCAGCTGCGCAAAGCGCAAATCCTGACCGCCATCGACACGCCCGCGCTTGAAATCGCCTGCGAGGCCATCGCCGTTTTCCGTCTTGCAATGGAAAAAACCGCAGACGGCAAGGTATTGGTGAAGAACGCCGAGACCGGCAACGTCAGCCTGTCGCCTTGGGAGATGGTAAAGAGCATGTCGGCAAAGCGTGCGCTGGCAGTACTGCGAGAGTTTGGCGCCACGCCAGCAGCCCGCAGCAAGGTGACGGTTGACCCGCAGGCCGACATGTTCGGCGCACAACAGGTCAACGGCCCGGATCGGTTCTTCAAGTGACCGCCGTCGAAGCGCCAGTCAGGCCCGTCCGCAAGCGCGCACCGCGCAAGCAGGCCGTGCTTGACCGCGCCACGCAGTACGCCCACCGCGTGTTGCTGGGGGAGATCATCGCCGGCCCTCACGTGCGCAACGCTTGCGCGCGACACCTGCGCGACCTAACGGGAGCCCCCGCACGCGGGCTGCGCTGGAACCTTAACGCTGCAACCTGGGCAATCGCCTTTTTTGAAGAAACCCTGTGTCTGAACGGCGGCGCCTTTGAAGGCCAGCCCTTCCTTCTGGACGAGTGGCAAGCCTTCATCGTCGGCAGCATCTACGGCTGGCAGCGCTTTGACGACAAGCTCTGCGGCTGGGTGCGCCGCTTCCGGGTAGCCTACGTCGAGACCGGCAAAGGCAGCGGCAAAAGCCCGCTAGCCGCCGGTGTTGGCATGTACGGCCTGACTGCCGACGGCGAAGCACGTGCCGAAATCTACGCCGCCGCCACCAAGCGCGACCAAGCCATGATCCTTTTCCGCGATGCGGTGGCAATGCGGCAGCACAGCCCAGCGCTACAGGCACGGTTGACAACCAGCGGCACAGGCGAAAACGTGTGGAATCTCGCCTACACCGCAAACGGAAGCTTCTTCCGCCCGATCAGTGCCGACGACGGAGCCAGCGGCCCGCGCCCGCACGTGGCACTGCTCGATGAAGTGCACGAGCACAAGACCGCCCAGGTCGTTGAAATGCTGCGCGCCGGCACCAAAAGCCGCCGGCAAGCGCTGATCTTCATGATCACGAACAGCGGCGCCGGCAAGACAACGCCGTGCGGCATCTATCACGACTACGGGTGCGAGGTGGCAGCCGGCAAGCGCGTTGACGACGCCTTCTTTGCCTTTGTTTGCAGTGTCGACGAGGGCGAAAACCCCTTCATGGACGAAAGCTGCTGGCCCAAGGCAAACCCAAGCCTGCAGCATCGCAACCTGCCGGGCCTGCAGTACCTACGCGAGCAAGTGACCGAAGCGCGCGGCATGCCGGCCAAAGAAGCGATCGTGCGCCGCCTGAACTTCTGCGAATGGACTGCGGCAATCAACCCCTGGCTGTCGGCCCATGTGTGGGATCCATGTCAACAATCGTTCACTGCAGCCCAACTGCGCGGGCGCCGTGCGTTCGGCGGCCTTGACCTGTCCAGCACAACCGACCTGACGGCGTTCGTGCTGCTGGTCGCGCCCGAGACGCCCGGCGGCGCCTGGAGCATCCTGCCCTGGTGCTGGCTGCCTAATGATGGCCTGGCCGAACGCGCCCAACGCGACCGTGTTGACTATGCCGCTTGGAAAAAAGCCGGCTACCTGGAGACCACGCCAGGCCGGGCCATCAGCAAGCGTGCTGTGCTGCAGCGCGTGGCGCAGATTTGCAGTGAGTTTGAAGTGCAGGGCATCGCGGCAGACCGTTGGCGCCTGGAAGACTTCCAGCAGCAAGCCATTGACGACGGCATCAACCTGCCGCCGCTGCTGCCGTTCGGCCAGGGCTTCAAAGACATGAGCCCCGCGATCGATGCCTTTGAAACCGCCATCCTGAACCGCACTGTGCAGCACAACAACCACCCGGTGCTGGCCTGGTGCGCGGCGAACGGCGTGACCGACAGCGACCCAGCAGGCAACCGCAAGCTAAACAAGGCAAAAGCAACCGGCCGAATCGACCTAGTGGTGGCCGCAGTGATGGCGTATGCAAGCGCCGCCCCCAGCGCAAATGCCGGAGAACAATCCTGGTGGGAGGTCGAAGCATGAAGTGGCTTGATCGCCTGCTGAGCCGCAAGGCCACCGAGCTGACCTATGACCAGATCGCCAGCCTGATCGACGGCAATGGCGGCGCGGCCAAGGTGGCCGGCGTGACGGTGACCGAGAAGACGGCGCTGCAGGTCAGCACCGTGCTGGCCTGCGTGAAGGTGATTGCCGACGGCTGCGCCACGCCCCGTCTGCATGTCTACCGCGAGGCGGTGGGTGAGAACGGCAAGCCCGCCCGCCAGATGGCGCTGAACATCCCCGAGTACCGGCTGCTGGCCAGGCGGCCCAACGAGTGGCAGACCAGCTTTGAGTGGCGCCGCCTGATGACCATGCATGCCGCGCTGTGCGGCACCGGCCTGTCGATCAAGGTGCGCGATGCCAACAAACGCGTGCGCGAGCTGCTGCCCGTGATGCCCGGCCAGTGGGATGTGCGCCGCGACAGCCGCTATGAGCTGCGCTACCGCGTGTGGGATGAGTTCGGCACCGTGGGCGAGTTCAAGCCGGACGACCTGTTCTTGCTGCACAACCTGCAGTGGGACTGGCACAAAAGCCTGAACTACGTGGTGCTGGCCCGCCATGCGGTGGGCTTGGCCATGGCCACCGAGACCAGCCAGGCCAGCATGCACGCCAATGGCCTGCGCAGCAGCGGCACCTATGCCGTTGAAGGCGTGCTCAACCCCGAGCAGAACCGGCAGCTGACCGATGCGCTGAAGAAGCGCAGCGGCCCTGGCAATGCCGGCACCCCACTGGTGCTGGACCGCAATGCCAAGTGGCTGCCGACCAGCCAGAGCGGCGTGGATGCGCAGCACGTGGAGACCAGGCGCCTGCAGATCGAAGAGGTGTGCCGCGCGTTCGGCGTGTTCCCCATCATGGTGGGCCACAGCGACAAGGCGGCCACCTTCGCCAGCAGCGAAGCCTTCTTCAGCGCCCACCTGAAGCACACCCTGCAGCCATGGCACACCGCCTGGACGCAGCGCATCGACGAGACCCTGCTGGATGGCAGTGGCCCGCTGTACGCCCAGTTCGACACCCGCTACCTGACGGCAGGCAGCCTGAAGGACCGCAGCCAGTGGGCCCGCAGCATGACCGAGGCCGGCATCTACACCCGCAACGAGGTGCGCGACGAGGAAGGCCTGGACCCGCTGCCCGGCCTGGATGAACCCCTGACCCCCCTGAACATGACCGGCGCCAAGCCGACCACCGGAGCCGACGATGGCACGCAAGACCCCACAACAGCAGCTTGAGTTGCGCAGCGCCCGGGCTGGGCGCGATGTGCGCGCATTTGCCGTGCAGCTGAAGGCAGCAGGGCAAGACGGCGTGATCGAAGGCTACGCCAGCGTGTTCGGCGTGCGCGACAACTACGACGACGTGATTGCCACCGGCTCCTTCATGGGCAGCCTGGCTGAGCACAAGGCCGCCGGCACCATGCCCGCCATGCTGTGGCAGCACGAGGCCGACGACCCCATCGGCGTGTGGACCGAGATGGCCGAAGACGCCCGCGGCCTGCGCGTGAAGGGCCAGCTGTGCCTGGAGACCAGCCAGGGCAAGGAGGCGCACGCGCTGCTGAAGATGGGCGCCATCAACGGCCTGTCGATCGGCTTTCGCGCCGTGCCTGGCACCAGCCGGTACAACGACGATGGCGTGCGGGTGCTCACCGCCATCGAGCTGTGGGAGGTGTCGCTGGTCACCTTCCCGGCCAATGAATCAGCCCGCGTGACCGGCGTGAAGAGCGCCGACCTGGCGGGCATCCAGACCATTCGACAAGCTGAACTGGCCCTGCGGGATGCAGGCCTGTCGGCAGACGCTGCCAAGGCATTGATTGCCAGCGTCAAACGCATCGCAACTGAAGACCGGGAAGGTCATCAGGCGGCGGCTGCGGCGATGAAGGCGGCTGACAGGCTGCTGCTGTCCCTGAGCAAATCGCTCACCACCTGAACCCAACCCAGTCCAACCTGAAAGGACACCCTTCCATGTTCCGCAAACTCACTCTGCTGGCCGCCACCATGGCCATGCACCACGCCGCCTTCCTGGGCAAAGCCCAGGCGGCCACCGTCTACGAAAAGCGCGAAGAGCCCACCATCAAGGGCGTTGCCGATGCGCTGGACAAGATCGCCACCACCTTCGATGAGTACAAGAAGGTCAACGACCAGCGCCTGGACGCCATCAAGAAGGGCACCAGCACCGCCGACATGGACGCCAAGCTGGCGCGCATGGACGACGCCATCAACGGCCTGAACGAACAGAAGACCCGGCTCGAACAGATCGAAGCCAAGCTGGCCCGCCCCGGCGTGCTGGCCGGTGGCGGTGAAGGCAAGGACCGCGAGAGCGACGAGGCCATCGCCTACCGCCATGCCTTCATCGACTGGGTGCGCGCACCTGGCGACGGTGAGCGGCAGCAGCGTGCCGCCCAGGCGGCCAAGAAGCTGGAAGCCAAGGCGGCCGAGCAGCGTGAGCGCAACGGCGGGCGCGAGACCCGCGCCGCGCAGACGGTGACCAGCACCGGCAGCGCCGGTGGCTTTGCGTTGCCCGAGATCCTGGAGCGCAGCATTGCCCGCCTGTCGGTCGACATCAGCCCGATCCGCCAGATTGCCACCGTGCGCACCGTGGGCAGCACCGACTACAAGGAGCTGTTTGACGTGAACGGCGCGGCCTTCGAGTGGCTGGGTGAATCCGACGCGCGCAACCAGACCAACACGTCTGACCTGGCCGAAGTGGCGCCCACCTTCGGCATGGCCAGCGCCAAGCCGCAGGCCAGCGAGGAAAGCCTGGACGACCTGTTCTTTGACGTGGAAGGCTGGCTGGTGCAGACGGCTGCCGAGGCCATTGCGCAGGGGGAGGGCGCGGCCTACGTCAGCGGCAACGGCACCAAGAAGCCCACCGGCTTCCTGGCCGGCCCCACGCCGGTGACCACGGTGGACACCAGCCGGGCGTTCGGCACGTTGCAGTACATCATCGGCGGCCAGGCGGCGGCCATGCCGACCAACCCGGACGTGTTTTACGACATGGTGTACGCGCTGCGTGCTCGCTACCGTGCCAATGCGCGCTGGGTGACCAGCAAGCTGGTGCTGGCGGCCATGCGCAAGTACAAGGAGGCCACCACCAATGCCTACATGTGGCAGCCGGGCCTGTCGGCTGGCCAGCCGAGCATGTTTGCGGGATTCCCGATCACGGAAGCCGAGGACATGCCGGTGGTGGGCGCCAATGCCTTCCCCCTGGCGTTCGGCGACTTCCGCGAGGGCTACCTGATTGCCGACCGGGTGGGCATGCGCATCACCCGTGACGAGATCACCAGCCCCGGCTTCGTCAAGTTCTACGTGCGCAAGCGCACCGGCGGCCGGCTGCGCAACACCCAGGCCATCAAGCTGCTGAAGATCGCCACGACCTAACCAGCCCAGGCGCTGCAGCAGCCCAGCGGCTGCAGCGCCCCATGCGCCACCAGGCGCAGCCGCTTGCGCCAACAGTCCAAAGGGCGCAAGCGATTGAGCCTCACACCAGGAGCATCCACCCATGCCCAAGACCGTCAAATACATCGGCACCGCGCGCCGGTGGCCCGAGCGGGCCACCACCGGCATGCAAAGCGTTTGGTTTCCTGGCCAGGCCGAGCAGCGCAGCGACCTGGAGGCGGCACAGCTGCTGGCCACAGGGTTGTTCTTCGACGTGGATGCCACGCAGCTGCCTGAGAGCAAGGTGGTGGCAATCTCAGGTGTGGTGTCAGGGGGTGGGAAAGCGCGGCGTGTAGCACGTATGTTCTACAGCCGGCTGGGCACACTCAGCAATGCCACTCTCTCGACGTATCACGTCGCTGCTGAAGTGCAACAACACTTCGATGCTGTATCGCTCGTCATTGTCAACACATCGGCCGTTCTTAGTGGTTACTTTGTCGCCAAGGTTTCGGTATCTGCGGCCCTTGGCGACGGGAACAACAGTGCTGGCACATGGACATCCTGCACTGACTTTGGTGGGGATACTGGACTCATCACGCCGCTGGCCCCACCCGGCACGCGGGCTGCGTATCTCGTCACCAAACCACAAAGCATTTCAAGTGTTGCGCGCAGCGATGGTGGCACCAAACCGCTGGTATTTGCCCGCGCTTACTGCGTAGACGCGAATGCGTCATTGCCCTGCTACGGTGATGGCTCGGAAAGTCTGACGAACTGGGCGACCCGGACCGATGGCAGATTGTGGCTGGCACGCACACAAACGGGTGATCAAGTTACTACGCCATCAGGTTTCACGAACACCACAAACGTCAGCCAGTCTCCGATTGTCGGTCTGGTCTATTGGGCGCGTGGTGCGGTGGTTGGAGTTTCTTCGTTCGGGGATTCCACTACCAACGGGCAGGGAACTTTCAAGGGCGAGGGATGGGTTGTACCAGCGTTGAACGCTGCTGCAACTGTAACCGGTATTCCAATTGAATACGCCAATTACTCATACCCGGGAGAACGTGGGATATGGACCGTATCTGGCGGTGGGTTCTTGCAGCGCGCGCTGGACGTTCTGCGCAACCCGTACTTGCGGCCGGATTCGATGATCTTGCAGTCTGCCAGTTTGAATCCAATCACGGGGCTGCTGACTCAGGCGATCTTTGACGAGCAGGCCGCAGCGGTGCGCAAGGTACTCAGTAAGTGCAGCGCAGAGCAAACACGAGTGCTGCTGTCCACGACCATGCCGATCACTACGGCAGGCAACGCCTACGGATCGTCTGACGCATTCCGTGCGGCTTACAACGCTGCAACGGTGGCGAACTATTCCGCTGGCGTCACTCGTGTCTCATTGCTTGACACGTCAGGATTGATCGGGGGCGTTGCTGACGGCTCGGGGCAGATTCAGATCCCGCCAGGGTATACGAGCGACGGAATTCATTTGAACGACGCCGGAAATGCCGCCCTGCTGTCGGCGGGAACATCTGCCATCACAACCGGTCTTATTCAAGGAGTGCTGTGATGAAATACAACGACCTTCCTGTGTTTGTCTTCTCGCGCGCCTCGGTGAAGATGAATGATGACGGTATCTACGTCTTCACTGGTTCAGGTGCTTGCGCAGCGTCACTCAAGATTGGCTCGGCGGCGCTCATTGCCGCCGCTGACACCGCAGGAATTCGCATTATCAAGAACCGAGGCTCGGCCACAGTCACGATCACAAGTGCGGCGTCGTCGATCTATGACACCACGGCCGTCACCACTTACGACGTGCTGGCTGGACAGGGTGTCGTCTTGGTCTGGGATGGTTCCGTGTGGTGCGTGGTCGGCAAGGCCAACTAAACCCCATCCCCTGCCGGTGCACCCCGCAATGATCCTGCTCATCGCCCCCACAGCCGAACCCGTCACGCTGACCGAAGCCAAGCTGGCCGCGCGCGTCAGCGGCGCGACTATGGACGGCCTGATCCCCGGGCTGATCACCGCCGCGCGTGAGCTGGCTGAACAGGAGACCAGCGCCAAGTTCATGGCCCAGACCTGGCGGGCAGAGCTCGTCGACTGGCCCGAAGCCACCGATGTGCTGCCGGTCAACCAGGCCAGCGCCGCAGCCGTCACCTACTGGACGGGCAGCGCCTGGGCGACCGCGCTGTCTGGCGCGGCCTACACGTTCGCACCCGACGGCAACGGCACCGTGCTGGCGCCGGCCACCGGCACCAGCTGGCCCACGCTTGGTGCCAGGCCGGTGGGTCCGCGCGTGCGAATCGACCTGACGAGCGGCGCGGCGGATGCCACTGGCGTGCCTGAGTCGGTGAAGCTGTTCATCAAGGCCTGCGTGGCGTACTGGATCGACAACCCGCAGGCCGCATCGCCCACGGGCGTGGCGCTGCCCATGCACCTGGGCCACCTGCTGGACCGGCAGCGGCTGTACTACTGACCAGGCGCGCAGCATCATGGCCCTTCAACTCCACGCCGGCATGCTCGACCGCCAGGTCAGCATCGAGGCCGCCACTGTGTCGCGTGACGGCACGTTCGGCGCAGCGGTTTCCACCTGGTCGACGCTAGACACCGTGTGGGCTCAAGTGCTGGAAAGCGCCACCGAGCCCAGCAGCAACCCCGGACAGGCCGTGGCCTTGGCCGCCTATACCCGGCCGACCAAGGTGCGAATGCGCTGGCGCGGCGATGTGACCACCCGCCACCGCCTGCGCCACGGCGCGCGGCTGCTGCAGATCACCGGCGTGGCCGAGCTGGGCCGCCAGCAGTGGTTGGAGCTGGCCTGCCAGGAGTGGGCCCATGAGCAGTGATGTGACCCAGGTGAAGGGCTTGGCCGAGCTGCAGGCTGCGCTTGACCAGCTGCCCGCCAAGATCGAAGCCAACATCATGCGCGGTGCCATGCGCCAGGGCGCAAAGGTGCTGCTGGCTGAGGCCAAGGGCACGGCAGCTTTTGCCGATGACACCGGCGCCCTGCGTGCCAGCCTGCGCATCACCACCAGCGTGCGGCGCGGCACCGTCACCGCTGCTGTCAAGGCCGGGCCCACCAAGGCAGACAAGCGCCCCTGGTATGCCCGCTTGGTGGAATACGGCACCAAGCCACACACCATCCGTGCCAAGCCGGGCAGCGTGCTGCAGTTTCTGGGCATCGGTGCCACGGTGGTGAATCACCCCGGCGCCAAGGCGCGCCCGTATCTGCGCCCCGCGCTGGATGCGCGCTCCGGTGACGCGGTGCAGGCCGTGGCCGCCTACATCCGCAATCGCCTGGCCAGCAAGCACGGCATCGACGTGCCGGCCCCGCGCGAGGAAGGCGACGAATGAGCGCCGAAGCCGCCGTCTATGGCCTGCTGGCCGCCGCGTCTGGCGTGACTGCGCTGGTGTCGACACGCATCTACCCCGGCCAGCTGCCCGAGGGCCAGCCGCTGCCTGCGCTGGTGATCGAGCACATCAGCAGCGTGCGCCTGGGCCGGCTGGATGCGCAGGCGCCCACCCACCCCACGCAGACGCGCATGCAGGTGAACCTGCTGGCAGCCACCTACCCGCAGCTGAAAGCGCTGCGTGACGCGGTGACAGCCGCGCTGCAGTTCCAGCGCGGTGCGCTGGGCGGCGGCACGGTCATCGCCATCCTGCCCGACCAGGCCGGGCCCGACCTGGTGGATGCCGGGCTGGCCGCCTTCTTTCAGCCGCTTGACTTCCTCGTGATCCACGAGGCCTGACCCCCGCACACCCCCCCCATAGGAGCCCACCATGCCCCAAGCCGCCGGCGTATTCAAGACCCTTGCCCTCAAGCGCGAAGGCACCTACGGCACCGCCGCCGGTGCCAGCGCCGCGCAGCTGCTGCGGCGCGTCACGTCTGACCTGTCGCTGAGCAAGCAGGCCTACCAGAGCAACGAGATCCGCCCCGACCAGCAGGTGGCCGACATGCGCCACGGCGTGCGCAGCGTGGAAGGCACGCTGGCCGGCGAGCTGTCACCAGGCGCCTACAGCGACCTGATCAGCGCCGCGCTGCGGCGTGATTTCACCGCCGGGGTGTCGGCCGCGGCCATGAGCATCACCATTGCCGGCAGCGGCCCCACCTACACCGTCACCCGCGCAGCCGGCAGCTGGCTGACCGATGGCTTCAAGCGTGGCCGCGTGGTGCGCCTGACGGCGGGCAGCTTCAATGCTGCCAACCTGAACAAGAACCTGCTGATTCAGAGCATGACGGCCACCGTGCTGACGGTGCGCGTGGTCAACGGCAGCGCGCTGGTGGCTGAAGGGCCGATCGCATCGGCCACCTGCGCTGTGACGGGCAAGGACACCTTTGCGCCCACCACCGGCCACACCAACATCAGCTACACCGCTGAGCACTGGTTTGCCGATGTGGCGCAGAGCGAAGTGTTCCTGGGCGTGCAGCCCACCAAGGTCGACATCGGCCTGCCGCCCACCGGCATGGCCACGGTGAGCATCCCGGTGGTGGGGCAAAACATCACCACCGCCACGGCGCAGTATTTCAGCAGCCCCACGGCGGCGGGCACCACCGGCATTTGCGCGGCAGTCAACGGCGTGGTGCTGCTGGGCGGCGTGGCCGTGGCCGTGCTGACGGGCCTGAGCATCAGCATCGACAGCGCCCGCAGCGGCGAGCCGGTGGTGGGCAGCAACACCATCCCCACCCGGTTTCCCGGGCGCATCACCGCCAGCGGCCAGGCCACGGCCTACTTCGAGGATGCCACGCTGCGCGACGTGTTCATCAACGAGACCGAGGTGGAGCTGATCGTGGTGCTGACCAGCGACAACACGGCCGCCAGCGCCTTCGTGGGCATCACCCTGCCGCGGGTGAAGATGGGCGGCGCCAGCAAGAGCGACGGCGTGGCCGGCATTGTGCAGACGCTGCCCTTCACCGCGCTGCTGCCCACCACCGGCGGCGCCGGTGTGGCCAATGACCTGAGCACGGTGTGCGTGCAAGACAGCGCAGCCTGACGCCATGAGCGAAGCCAACATGCAAGACAGCACCGAGCCGTTTGACCTGATGGCGTTCGAGGACGCCGACAGCGCCGACCTGCGGATCAAGCACCCTGTCACCGGGGCGCCCACCACCATGGTGGTGCAGATCGCCGGGCCCGAGCACCCGCTGCGCCGCCGCCTGGTGCTGGACCGCCAGCGCCGGCTGCGGGCCCACCTGGCCAAGACCGGCAACATGCACATCAGCGACCCCGAAGACGACGCCGCTGACGACCTGGAGCTGACGGTGGCCTGCACCCTGGGCTGGCGCGGCGCGGCGCAGCCCTACAGCCCCGCCGCTGCGCGTGAGCTGTATGCCGACCCCAAGCGCCGCTGGCTGCGTGACCAGGTGCAGGCCGGGCTGCAAGACCGGGCGCTTTTTATGCGCAGCTCCGCGCCGGCCTGATCGCACACGCGGAGCACGAGGTGCGCCTGTCCCACCCCCAGCCCGACGGCGCCACGCTGCGCGTGCACCTGCAGCGCGCGGCGCAGGCGGTTGGGCGGGCTGACCCGCTGTTGCTGCAGCGCCCACCGGCGGCGGCCACGCAGGTGTGGCTGGCGTTCTGCGATCTGTCGGCCCACAGGCCGCCGGGCGGGGCAATCCCCCTGGGGGAGATCGAGGCCTGGCAGCGCCTGCATGCCGTGGTGCTGACCGGCTGGGAGGTGGGCTGCATCACCGCCATGGACGCCGCGGCCATGGCCACGGCCGCTGAACTGCAACGCAACGCCCAACCGGGCCGGAAGCCGCAATGACGACACTGGCAGGCGCAATCGAGATCCAGATGCTGGCCGACCTGGCCCGGCTGAAGAAGGACATGGACGCCGCCAAGGGCATGGTGGGCGATGCAGCGCGCGAGATGCAGCGCTATGCCGACCTGGTGAAGGGCGCGCTGGGCGGCATTGCGGCGGGGCTGACCATCGGCGCCTTCAAGCAGATGGTGACCGACAGCATTGACGCGGCCGATGCGCTGCACGACCTGGCCATCCAGACCGGCGTGACGGTGGAGGGCCTGAGCGCCATGGCCGAGGTGGGCCGAACCACCGGCACCACGGCTGAGGCGATTGGCGGCGCCATCAACAAGATGGCCAAGAACCTGGCCGTGGCCAATGAAGAGAGCAAGGGCGCGGCGCAGGCCATCAAGGCGCTGGGCCTGGACTTCAACACCTTCAAGCAACTGCAGGGCGACCAGCAGCTGCTGGCGCTGGCCCAGGCCATGGGCAAGTTTGAAGATGGTGGCGGCAAAAGCGCGGCGGCCATGACGCTGATGGGCCGAGAGGGTGCGCGCCTGCTGCCGTTTATGAAAGCCCTGGCCGGCGCCGGTGAGCTGGTGGCCACCGTCACCACCGATCAGGCCGCCATGGCCGATCGGTACAACGACAGCGTGGAAGGCACCCGCATGCGGGTGGACGCCCTGAAGCGCGAGATGGCCATGGGCCTGCTGCCCACGCTGATCGACGTGCACGACCTCACGGGCGACCTGGGGCGCAGCTTCAGCGACTACCTGGCCGGTGGGGCCAAGACTGCGGGCAGCCAGCTCGATGTCATGGCGCTAACCATCGGTGGGCTGGGCACTGTGATGGAGGCGCTGCTGGTGGTGGGCGCCAACGTGGCGTTCGTGTTCAGGGGTGTGGGTACAGAGATCGGCGGCATCGCCGCGCAGGCGGTGCTGCTGGCCAGCGGCAACCTGGCCGGCGCTGCCGAGGTGCGGCGCCAGATGGTGCGCGATGCGCAGGACAACCGTGCTGCGCTCGATGACTTTGAGCGCCGCGTGCTGGGCGCCACCGACCGCGCGCTGCAAGCCCGCAGCGTGCTGCGTGGGGGTGGCGTGAGCAGCGCCGACCAGGCGCGTGAGCTGGCCCGCATCAATGAGGCGGCCGGCCGGGCTTCTGGCGGTCAGCTCAAGTTCAGCGCCGACAGCGATGCCGCGGCTGCCAGCGTCAAGCGCCACGCCGATGAGGTGCAAAAGCTGTTCGAGAAGCTGGGCGTGCGCAGCGCCCAGCAGCAGGCTGAGCTGGCGCAGGGCCGGCAGGTGAGTGCGGCCGAGAAAGAAGCGCTGGAGCTGATGATCAAGCTGCGCGACGGCACGCTGAGCCTGACCGATGCGCAGCAGGTGCGCCTGCGCCAGCAGCTGGAGCTGATCAACAGCCAGGAGAAGCACCTGGCCATCCAGAAGAGTGAAGCCCAGCTGCAGGCCGACATGCAGAAAGACCGCGACCAGATCGCGGCCGACATCGGCGCCGACACCCTGCGCCTGCGTGAGCAGGTGGCCAGCCAGCGCGACCAGAACCTAGCCCTGCAGCTGGGCGCGCTGGCCTTTGCCGACCTGCAGGCCGCCCGGTTGCGCAGCCGGGCCGACGAGCTGGAAAGCATTGCCACCACCAGCGAGATGAGCGACGAACTGCGCGCCCAGGCCGCGCTGCTGCGCGACCGTGCCGGCCTGCTGCAAGAAAGCGCCGGCCTGTCAGCCGCCACCACCAAGCCACTGGTCAGCGACACCTACACCGGCGTGCGTGATGCGCTGGCCGCCGCGTTCAGGGACTCGAAGAACCCGATCAAGGCGTTTGCCGATGCGCTGGGCAATGCGGTGTTCACCCGCGTCACCAGCAACCTGGCCGATGCGCTGGCCACGCAGTTGGTGGGCAGCAGCGGCACGGGCGGGCTGTTCGGCAGCCTGCTGGGCAGCATCGGCGGGTTCTTCACCGGGGGCGTGCCGGTGGGCAACGGCACCGGCGCCACCGGCGACTTTGCACGCTTCGACCGCCTGGCCACGCCGCTGGCTACCGGCATGGACTACGTGCCGCATGACAACTTCCGCGCCCTGCTGCACAAGGGGGAGCGGGTGGTTCCTGCGGCTGAGGCCGCCAGCGCAGGCCGCAGCAGTGTCACCTACGCGCCAGCGACCACCATCAACGTGGATGCCAGGGCCGACCGGGCTGCCGTGGTGCAAGAGGTGCAGCAGATCGTGGCCGACGGCAACGCCCGGCAGATGGCCGAGCTGCACCGGCTGGGGGTGCTGGCGTGAGCATTGTCACCTTCCCCGCCGCATGCGCGTTGCAGCTGGCCGGCTTGAGCCTGGGCCAGCAACGGTTCGACATCACTGAGCAGAGCGACGGCAACGGCAACACAGCCACCCGCCTGGGCGCGCCACCGCGCTGGCGTGCCAACCTGCGCAGCCTGCCGGCCATGGTGGCAGCCGATGCGGCCCGCTGGAAGGCGCTGCAGCTGGGGCTGCGCGGGCGCATCAACCACCTGGCGCTGTGGGACATCACCAACCCGCAGCCGCGCGGCACGGCGCGTGGCAGCATCACCCTGGCAAGCACTGCTGCAGCGGGCGCGGTATCCATTGCCCTGGCGGGCACGGTCAACAGCAACGTGCTGCCCGGCGGCAGCTTCGAGATCGACAGCAACGCCGACGGCCTGGCCGATGGCTGGTCACGCTACAGCGCCGGCACCTTCACCACGCTGACGCAGGTGCGCAGCAGCGGGCTCACTTTCCACGGCAGCTGGAGCCAGGCGCTGGATGCAGCCACTCTGGGCAGCACAGCCGGTGACCGGCAGGGCATCACCCGCAGCGGCATCAGCATCGCCGCGCTGGCGGGCCTGAATGCGTGCTTCAGCGCCACGGTGCTCGGCACGCTCAACAGCAGCATCCACATCGAGCTGGCATGGCGCGACGGTGGCGGCACTGTCATCAGCAGCATCGGTAGTGGCCCGGTGGCGTTGACCACCGGTGTGCAGGTGATCAGCACAACGGGCGTGTGTCCCGCCAATGCAGTGACGTGCATCGTCTACATCTACCAGTCCACCAACACTGGCGCCAGCCCCGGCTTCTATGTTGACGGCGTGCAGATTGCTGCGGGCAGTGCGCCGCAGCCGTTCCCCGGCTTCCCCACGCTGCTGGCCGGCGACTGGCTGCAGATCGGCACCGGCGTGGGCAGCCACTACTGCATGGTGACGGCTGACGCCACAGCCACTGATGCGGGAGCCATCACCGTGAGCATTGAGCCCCCGCTGCGCCAGGCAATCAGCAGCGGCGCCGCGGTGGCGTGGGACAAGCCGCTGTGCCACTTCAAGCAGACGGCAGACGGCGCCAGCTGGGACGCAGTGCCCGGCAGCAGCGATGTGGGCGGCTTTGCGCTGGACCTCATCGAAGACTGGCGGGCCTGACCATGGAGCACACACCATGCTGACACTGGACACGGCCGCCCAAGCCCAGCTTGTGGCGCCCATCCGCGGCGTGCAGTGGCTGGCCGAGCTGGCATTCACCACCGGCACCCTGCGGCTGACCACCCACGCGGTGGACATCACCAGCGGCGGCTACACCTGGACGGGCCTGGGCCAGCTGGGCGGCGTGGACACCGTGCGTGAGGCAGAAGACGGCGGCACCAGCGACGTGACGCTGAGCCTGGGCCTTGGCAGCACTGCCATGCTGGCGGCGGCCACCGGCAATGTGGAAACCTACCGCGGCCAGCCAGCGCGGCTGTACCTACAGCTGATTGGTGAGGGCTACCAGCCAGTGGGCGCGCCGCGCCAGCGCTGGGCTGGGTACATGAATCGGGTGCGGGTTGAACGCAGCAAGCCCACCGGCGCAGGGCAGGGCGGGGTGGGCGGCTCCACCAGCGGCAGCATCAAGCTGCTGTGCAGCCGCAGCGGCGCCAACCGGGCCCGCGCCGGCACGGGGCTGCGGCTGACCCATGTGCAGCAGCTGCTGCGCCACCCGGGCGACAACGGCTGCGAGTACATCCAGACGCTGATCGACAAGCCCGCCGTGTGGCTGAGCAAAGCCTTTCAACAGCGCTGAATGGTGGCACACCGCATGGCACAAAGCACCGCAGCCCGCCTCAGCCAGTACCTGGCCACCTGCCAGGCGTTTGACTGGGCGGTGCACAACTGCACCCACTTTGCCGCCGGCTGGCTGCAGCTGGTGGAGGGCGCGGCGCCGGCCCTGCCTACGGTGGCCGATGGCCCCACCGCCCACCGCGCCGTGCGCCGCCTGGGCGCTGACCTGGCAGACGCCACCACCCGCCAGCTGGGGCGCGCACCGGTGCCCGCAGCCCAGGCCCGGCCTGGTGACCTGGTGCTGGTGCCGGCGCCGCACGGCAGCCATGCACTGGCCATCTGCGCGGGCCGCACCGCTGCCGCGCTGACGCCGGCCGGCGTGGTGCACGCGCCCATGGCCAGCGCTTTGCAGGCCTGGGCCTTGCGGGTGGCATGAACATGGCGCGCCGCAACCCTTTCCGCCCCACGCTGCTGGCCGCAGCGGCTGCCGTTGCCTTGCTGGCGCCGCCCAGTGCGCAGGCCGACCCCATCACCCTCATCGCCATCGGCGCCAATCTTGGCTTCACCGGCACGGCCGCGCTGGTGGCCGGCGCCATTTCGGCCTACGGTGGGTATGCCCTCATCGCGCTGAACATCTACGGGGCGGTGGACGCGCGGCGCCGCGCCAGGGCCGCCCAGCGAGAGGCCACGCGCCGTTACAACGCCAGCGTGACCGACCGCAGCACCACCCTGCTGCGTGGCACGCCGCCATGGCGCATCGTCTACGGCGAATGCATTACCGGGGGCGATGTGCTGGCCATCTTCACCAGCGACAAGCCCGTGGTGCGCAACGGCTCGGTCAGCAGCAAGCCAGATGGCCTGAAGCACATGGTGATTGCGCTGGCCGCGCACGAGGTGGACGCCATTGGCGACATCTACATCGACGGCGTGAGCCTGGGCACGCTGGACGGCAGCGGCTACCCCACGGGCAGTGACTGGGCTGTGCCAGTGGAGCCATACCTGAGCACCGTCACATTCACCAACACCGTCACGCTTAGTCGGCCGGTCACCGGCATCGTCAGCGCTGTGACGCAGGGCGACCAGCTCAATACTTTCAATGTGGACCGCACGGTGGCTGTGAGTGGCGGCGGGTTGACGCTGACTGTGACCGACGGCTTGGGCGCAACCCCGGTGACGGTGGTCTACACCACCGAGGGACTGGCGCCGGCCGTCATCCGCATCAGCAAGCACCTGGGCACCAGCAGCCAGACGGTGGACACCTACCTCAACAGCGTGAAGCCCACGGAGTGGGACAGCAGCCACACGCTGCTGGGGGTGGCCTACATCGTGGTGACGCTGGACCTGGAAGACCCGCGCTTTCAGGGTGGGCCGCCCCCGCTGACGGCCAGGGTGAAGGGCAAGAAAGTGTATGACCCGCGCCTGGACAGTACCAACGGTGGCAGCGGTAGCCACCGGCGCAGCACGCCCAGCACCTGGCAGTGGAGTGCCAACCCCGCACTGTGCGTGCGTGACTGGATCACCGGTGAGTACGGCATGGCAGCGGCCCAGACCGATGTGGAAGACGCATTCACCATTGCCGCGGCGAACGCCTGCGATGTGACCTTCATGTTCACCATTGCCCGCCTGCGCTTTACGCTGCCCACCTACCGCTGCAACGGGGTGGCGACCACCGAAGAGGGGCGCGAGAAGGTGCTGGACGACCTGGCCGACAGCATGGCCGGCCTGGCCATCTACGGTGCGCAATGGCAGATCATGGCCGGCGCCTGGACTGCGCCGGTGATGGACCTGACCGACGACGACCTGGACGGCCAGATCGAGGTGGTGCAGGCCGGCGCCGGCATCGACGAGGTGGTCAACGGCGTGCGGGGCACCTACATCGACTATGACAGCGCCAGCCCGGGGGAGTTTCAGCCGTACCAGAACGCCACCTTCCTGGCGGCCGACGGTGCCGACTACTGGCAAGACGTGGCGCTGCCCTTCACCAACGCGCAGGTGCACTGCAAGCAGATCGCCCGCGTGCTGGTGGAGCGCGGGCGCAACGGGCTAATCATCAGCTACCCCGCCAAGCTGCGCGCCTGGCCGCTGCAGCTGGGCGACCGCGTGCGCGTGACCAGCGCTGAATACGGCTACACCACCAAGACCTTCCGCGTGACCGACTGGCAGTTCGGCCTGCGCAGCCCTGTGACCCTGCTGCTGCAGGAAGACGCGGCTGACGCTTACGACACCATCGACGCGGTGGACGCCGACCCCACTCCCAACACCGACCTGCCACAGCCGTGGACGGTGGAGGCCCTGAGCCTGAACACGCCCGAGAGCGGCACCAACCACCTGGTGCAGTTTGGTGATGGCACCGTTGCCGCCCGGGTGTGGGTGAGCTGGGCGGCGTTGACGGGGGCCTACCTGCGTGCTGGGCAGGGCCAGGTGGTGGTGCGCTGGCGCCGCGTGGGGGCTGATGTGGACTGGCAACAGGCCACCGCTGCGGCTGACGAAGGCGGCATCTACCTGCCCGGTGTTGTCGGCGGCGACCGGGTGGTGATCGAGGCCTGGGCGCGCAATGCGCTGGGTTTCCGTGGGGCGTCTGACACGGCCACCCACACGGTAGTGGGCAAGAGCGCAGCGCCTGCGGATGTGGCGGGGTTTGCCGCCACCGTCAGCAAGGGGCGCGTGCGCTGGGCGTGGACGCCGCTGCGTGAGCTGGACTACCAGCGCACCGAGATACGTGGGTCCAACAGCGGCTGGGGCGGCGCCGGAGCGCTGTGGTCAGGCCGGGTGTCGGAGTGGGTTGAGATTGTGACTGCGCCCGGCACGCTGACCCGCTACATCCGGCACATCGACGCAAGCGACAACCCATCGGCCAGCACTGTTTCGGCCAGCATCACCGTGACATCCGCCGACCTGGTGCAAGACGGCATCAGCAGCAGCCTGAGCCGCAGCGTGGCCAACTTCACCGCCGACAGCACTGGCGTTGTGGATGCCAGCCAGAGCTTTGCCACCACCATGACGGTGCTGAACGGCACCACCGACGACACCAGCAACTGGACCATCGGCCGCACCAGCAGCGATGCCAGCATCACCACCAGCATCAGCGGCGCCACGGTGACGATCACCGGCATCGGCACCATTCTTGAAACCGGTACTGTGACGGTGACGGCAACGCGCAGCGGCTACCCCACGCAGAACATCGTGGTGCAGGTGGGCAAGACCAAGCGCGCGGCGCCCAACAACGGGCCGGTGGCGCTGGCTGGCTATCTGGAGGTGGTGGCCGGCACCATGTCGCCTGCCGATGCCACGGCCAAGATCCAGCTGGAGACCGACGGCCGCATCACCGGCTGGGTCAACGGCACATCCAGCAACATCGGCAACTGGTTCCTGGCCAACACCAGCGGCATCGGCTCGGGCTACGAAGCCCGCTTTGAGCTGTTGGACTTGAACAACTCTTCGACTGGCACGACCAGCAATGCGCTGGGTACGTGGGGCGCGCTCAGCACGGCCCGGTATGTGCAAATCCAGTACACCACCAACAGCGCAATTGCCACCCAGAGGCAGTACAGCTTCGCTGTGCGCCGCACCAGCGACGGCGCGCAGGTGTGCACGGGACAGGTCTACATGGATTGTTCGGTGGAAGTATGACGACATTCATACTGGCAAAGCAGCGCCGCCTGGCGCGGCAGGACATCGACAGCCATGCTGCGCAGGCGCGGCAGCGCTACTTGACCACCCTGCCGGGCCAAGACTTGGTGTACGCAGCCAAGCTGGCGCAGGCTCAGGCCTACATCACAGCCTACGCGGCCGACAGCGGCGCCGCCGTGCCGGCCTACGTGGCGGCCGACGTGGCGGCTGTGGGAGGCACTGCGCTGGCCGCAGCCGCAGCCATCGTGGCGGCGGCTGAGGCATTCCATGCCGGGCCTGGGCCAGAGATCGAGGAGGCCCGCCGCGCCGGCAAGCTGGCTGTGCAAGCCGCAGAAAGCGCCAACGACATAGAAACAGCCCAGGCCGCTGCCCTGGCCGCGTTGCAGGCAATCTGAACCCACCTGTCAAACATTGAGAGGTAAACATGCTGACCACAATCCGCAATCTCATTGCCCGCGCTGCTGTGCGGATTGCCATTTTTGCCGCGCCTGCCGACAAGGCCAGCCAGATTCGCTTGGCCACCAGGCCGATCTGGCGGCCCGGTGAAAACCGGTGAAAGCCCTGCTGCTGCTGGGTGCCACGGCAGGCGCTTCGTTCGGCTGGCAGCTGTTTGCCGACAAGCCGCGCGCCGGCACTGGCCTGGCTTATGTGCTGGCGCTGGTGCTGTTTGCGCTGCTGCGCTCAAGCGCCGGACGGCTGATGGCGCTGGTGTGCACCTTTGGCGTGTGGGCGCAGGCAGCAGGGCTGGCATGCGTGGTCTGGTACGAGCGGCTGTCATCCCGAGAAATCGGGGTGTGCGACGAGGGCACCGGCCTGCCTGTCGGGCTGATGTTCGGGGTGGGCCTGCTGGTGGTGGCGGCTGAGTTTCTAAGGGGTCGACCATGACGGATCACGCGGCAGTGGTGCAGGGCCTGGCGGCTGGTGTTGGGGGGGCGGTGTTGGCCCTGCTGGGGGTGGATGCGCCTACGCTGACGGCTGCCCTGATCGGGTGCGTGATTGGTGTGAGTTTTGCGCCCACGGTCGGGCGGGTGCGCGCTGTGTGCCTGTTCTTCGCTGCTGTGTCGGCCTCGGCCATTGCGGCATCGGTGCTTGGTCCGTTTGTGTCGTTGTGGTTGCCCGCTGGCGCGCAGCCTGCGGCCGGCAAGGGCATCGCATTGGCGGTCGGCGTGCTGCTGCATCCAATGATTCAGGCCGCATCGGTCGTAACGCCTGGGCTCATCAAGGCAGCGGCAGAAAAGCTCGGGAGCAAGGCATGACTTGGATGGACATGGTTGGGTTCACGGTTTCTACGGTTGCGGCCCTGGAGTGCGTTGCAGGGCGCCTTGCGCAGCTGGACCGCAAGCACCACAGGCCCGGCGTGATTGCGGCCTACGTGGTGGCCGCTTGCGTTTGCATCCTGGCTGCATCGCTGACATGGCAAGGCCTTGGCGTGTGGGCGCTGGATGTGCTGGCGCTGGTGATCGCCGGCCACCTGGTGCTGACCTGGGAGCATTGGCGCCATCACCCGCCCGCCAGCGTGATGCAAGGGGAGATGGTGGGCATGGTGGTAGTGGCTGCAGACAACCGGCAAGAAGACGGGCGCTGATGCTGCGACCGGCTGCGCACGTTCCGCACATGCTTTGCGGCGACGTTGAAGGCCTGGATGGCACGCGGGCGGCGGTGGACGTGCCGGCCGATCTGCTGGACCGGTGCACGGTGTGGGCAATCGGCGCCCGCAACATGGCCGGTGTGCAGCTGGATCTTGCGGGTACTCTCGCACTGCAGGCCTTGCTGAACGAAGCTGCCAGCAGATTGCGCAAAACGGCCAGCCATGAGGCCGTTGAGGGTGGCACCGCTGCAAGTGGTTGACGTGCAAGGATTGCGTGCCCTTGCAAATCCGTCTAGCCGGGTTCGACTCCCGGTCGCGCCTCCAAAAAAAGCCAGTCACAGCAGCAACTTAGACGCCCCGCACTGTCGGGGCGTTTCTCATTGCGCCGCAGAAATCCGTCACAATCCGTGGCATGCCACCCGCAGTCGGTGGCAATGCCACCCGCGGGCGGATTGACTTGTCCGTCTAGTCGGGTGGAAACCAGGTTTCCACACTCTGCGGTTGGGGCTGTCACATGTCGCACCACGTCAGGCCGCGCGGCGCGCGGTTCGAGCTGCGCGTCAAGCACAAGCTGTTGCCGCGCCCGTTCTACGCCACGTTTCCCACGCACGCCGAGGCCGACGGCTACGGCCAGCAGCTCGATGCCATGCTGGACCGTGGCGTTGTGCCGGCTGAGCTGCTGGCCGGGGAGCCCCGGGGCAGCGATGAGCCGCTGCTGGTGGCCGTGGTGCGCGGCTACATCAACGGTGCCGGCCACTTGACGGCCAGTGACGACAAGCTGCTCGGCTCGATGCTGGGCGACCTGGTGGGCCTGCGCGTCAGCGCCATCACCTACCGCTGGGCCGGTGACTGGGTGCGCCGGCTGAAGCTGCAGGACCACCTGGCGCCGGGCACCATCCGCAAGCGCGTTGGGGCGCTGGCCAGGGTGCTGGATTGGCACCTGGCAGCAGCCATCCAGGCCGGCAGCACTGCCGCCGCACCGGTCAACCCGCTGCGCCTGCTGCCGGTGGGCTATGCCCAGTACACCGAAGCTGAGCAGCGCGAGCTGGCTGGCAAAGTGGTGCGCGGCAAGCCGCTGGGTGCCAGGCACGACACCCAGCGCGACCGCCGGCTGCTGCCCACAGAAGAGGCGGCCATCCGCCAGGCCCTGGCTGGTGTCAAACGGCCTGACCGCGAGCGGCCGTGGACAGGATCAGCCGGCACCGGCCCTGACATGGCTTTCGATCTGTTCTTCAGCGTGATCGTGGGCACCGGTCTGCGGCTGCGCGAGGCCTACCGCCTGCGCGTCGACCAGGTGGACACCGCCAAGGGGATCATCCGGGTGGAAGGCAGCAAGGGCACGCGGGGCGTGTTGAAGCCGCGTGTTGTGCCGCTGCAGCGTCATCTGCGTGAGGCACTGGCCAGCTGGTGCACTGGCCGCGTGGGGCTGCTGTGGCCGTACTGGGCTGGCACGCCAGAGGATCTGGACCCAGCCACCAGGCGCTTGTCGGCCCGGTTCGCCAGCCTGTTCCGCTATGCCGATGTGCCCGGCATGACCGAGCACGATCTGCGGCACGAGGCCACCTGCCGGTGGTTCGAGCTGCGCGACCCGGCCGGGCGCTGGGTGTTCTCAGACGTGGAGATCGCGCGGATCATGGGCTGGTCGAACCTGTCGATGGCGCTGCGCTATGCCAGCCTGCGTGGGGAAGACCTCGCGGCGCGGCTGGGCTGACAGGCCGGCAGGTGCCGCCGCTGCGCCCAGCTGATCCAGCGGGTTGATGGTGCCGCTGGAGCCCAGGCCTGCGGTGTGCGTGTAGATCATCGTGGTGGACACGTCGCTGTGGCCCAGCAGTTCCTGCACCGTGCGGATGTCCTGCCCCGACTGCAGCAGATGCGTGGCGAATGAATGGCGCAGCGTGTGGGGTGTGGCCGGCTTGCTGATGCGTGCCCGCACCACCGCATCGCGCATGACGCGCTGCACGGTTTTCTGGTGCACATGGTGGCGGCGTATGGCGCCAGTGCGGTGGAAGGTGTTGTAGTCGTCGGTGGCAAACACCCACTGCCAGCCCCTTTCACGGCATGCGGTGGGGTACTTGCGCGCCAGCGCGTGCGGCAGCTCCACGTCGACCATGCCGCTGGCCATGTCAATGGTGTGCAGGCGGTTGCGCGCAGCCAACTGGGCCTGCAGTGCGGCCGCCAGGCTGGCCGGCAACATGGTGACGCGATCCTTGTTGCCCTTGCCTTCACGCACGGTGATGGACTGGCCGGCAAAGTCGATGTCCTTCAGCCGCAGCCGCAGCGCTTCTGTCAGCCGCAGGCCTGTTCCGTACATCAGCCGAATGATCAGGCCGGCGGTTTTGTCGGGCAGCGCCGCAAGCAGTTGTTGCACCTCGGGCATGGTCAGCACGCAGGGCAGGCGCTGCGGCTGCTTGGCGCGCACCACGTTGTCAAGCCACGGCAGCTCGACCAGCAGCACCTGGCGGTACAGGAACAGGATGGCCGCCAGCGCCTGGCGCTGGGTGCTGGCGGCAACCTCGCCATCGGTGGCCAGGTGCGACAGCCAGCACTCCACATCTGCAGCGCCCAACGCCGCTGGATGCCGCATGCCGGTCCAGCGTACATAGCGGCGATACCAGGCCACGTAGGCTTTCTCGGTGGCCAGTGCGTAGTGCCGCACGCGGCAGGCATCGCGGATGCGCCGCTCCAGATCGCCAGGGCGCGCCGGTGTCGCGTTTGTCGGTTCGGCTTTGGCGTCTTCCTGGGTGGGCTGCATTGCGGCTCCGTGGTTATGCGACATAGCGCCGCTGTTACGCGACAGGGGGTGTCGCAGAATTTACGTTAGAAGGCATCCGCTTCTCGTCGCACCGTGCGCGCCAACAGTGCAGCCCACAACGACCCGCCAAGCACCTTCGCCAGCAGTTGAAGCCCCGCGATCTGTGCCACCACCTCCAGCGGCTTTGGCGCGGGCGACAGCACCACGAAGGCCAGCGCGGAGAAAACGGCCGTGTCCACCACCGCGCCGAACACGTTGCTGCCCAAGCTGCGCCGCAGCCAGGAACCAGACAGCCGGGTGAACGCTTGCCAGTCCACTAGCGCGGCCAGCGTGAACGCGGCTGCCGATGCAATGACGATGTGCTGCGCTGACGGATTCAGCGCGTAGGTCAGCACGCCGGATGCGCCGATCAGCGCAAGCATCTGCCACGCCTTCAGGCGCATGTGCAGCCAGTCGCGCAGCGCCAGGTCAAGCCCGATCAGCAAAAAGGCGTTGATCGGGCTGACCCACGGGCCGAAGTGGGCAATGGTCAGGTTCGCCACGGTCATCGCGGCGGCGTAGATCAGGATGGCGGCGTACAGCATCAGTGCCCCGCCTTGTCGAGCGTTTCAATGCAGGCCAGCGCCAGCGCGGCGGCCTTCACCATGTCGGAGCGAAAAGCCTTCACGTCGATTGCGCGCAGATCGCCGGACACGCTGCGCGTGGCGTAGCGGCTCACAAGCGCGGCCCACTCTCCTGGCGTCCATGTCAGGTCGTTCATCGTGGTGAAGCGCGCTTTCTGCGCCTCGCGTTCGGCTTGAATCTCTCGAATGCTCATAGCAGGCTTCCTTGGTCTGCGGGTTGAAATTCCGGGACCGTGAAGCCCCAGCGGTTTGGCGCGTTGTGCGCCTCGATCCGGGAGCGCATCACCGCTGCCCGCATGTCTTTGTTGGGCGGCATGTAGTTGCCGCGCCAAGTCTGGTCAATTCCGATGTTCCGGCCGATGTTGGTGCTGTCGGCGCTGCTGAACGGAAAGCGCGTGAAGATGTCCGGGTTCAGCATGCGCAGCCCATGCACCTTGCACAGCGGCTCGCCGTCGTCGTTGCACAGCACGCGCATCGCTCGCGCCATCTGGCCCCACCATGCCGCAGTGCCGATGGTGGCGAACTCGCCCGAGCTGCCGATGCAAACGCGCGGCCATGCGCTCGCCAGCCGCTCAAGACGGTCTAAGCTCTCGTGCATGTGCCACACGGGGGCGCCGAACCAACGCGGCAGCGGCCACTCAGCCACCAGTGCATCGTTCGCTGCCTCGTCGCCGTCGATCACGTCCGGGATCACCGCAAAGTCACATCCCGGGAAGCGCTTGCAGGCTTCGGCCCATTCGTAGAAACCGCGCCAGCAGGCCACTGGCTCGCCCTTCTTCCAGGCCGAGAAGGCGCCGTTGTCCAGCGCGAAGCTCTGGCACACCTCCACCGCCACACACAACTGGTCCGCGTGCGCGTAGCTCACGGAGG